CCTAGCTGTTTACAAAATTCATAGACTAAAAAACGTTTCCAAGATTCAGCGTCCCATTTAGCGCCCATGTGTTGAGCCTGGAAAGCAATCTCTGACAGCATGGCGTGATATTTGGCGTTTTGCTCATCACTACGGGATTCCGCTTTGATCTCCATCCGCAAGGCTTTTCCGGCTTTCAAAGTGTCTTTTACCTTAGGCCAAATCTTTGCCATTACCGCGCTGGCTTGTTCAGGTGTTTGTAAATGAAAAATCATTTAATGACCCCGATCATCCGTAAAGCCGCCTCAGGGCCATCAATCCTTGCCAACGTACTACCAGACCAATTGTTAAAAAAATCCTCTTGTAAAGCCGTTAAACGCTTTCTAGGGCCATTCTTGACCTCAACCAAGAAGCTGTGGCCTTTGTAGCCGACTAAAAGGTCAACTGGCAGGCCAATAATCCAAACATAAGCGCCTGCGGCTCGCAACGCGCTGATCACTGCGCTTTGGTTAGCATCTACCCTGGCGGCTCGTCTAATCATTTTGTTCCTTCAAAGCGTTCATTCGTTGCCGTAAATTCTCGGCTGCTTTCTGGCCCCGCCGCTTGGTTATGTCTTCTAATGTGGTTTGCCACCAGTAAAACGCTTCTTTTTTCCCACATTCCATTGTCTTCTTGCGATATCTCCTGACCCATTCCACTGCCTCGGTCTGGGTCAATGTCTCCCGTAAACTCAAGCGCTCGGTCAATGACAAATTCGCTAAATTGCCACCCTTCGCGGGTTCGGTCAAGGATTCTTTGGGCTTGTTCATAATTCACAATAACTCCAATGACATTTGACGCAATCTTTTTTCTTGCAAATTTTTGTATTCAAAATTTAATTCACATCCAAGATATTTACGTCCAAGGTGTTGAGCAACTTGTGCTGTCGTTCCACTCCCCATAAAAGGGTCAAGCACAATGCCGCCAACAGGTGCACCAGCAAGAATGCAAGGCTCAATCAAGTCTGACGGGAATACTGCAAAATGTGCGCCTTCGTAGGGTTTTGGATTTACTGTCCAAACACTTCTTTTGTTTTTATACTCTGAAATTTCTGTAGGCAAAGCATCTGGATGTTCGTTTCCAGTTGAAACTTTCCCCTCAACATTACGATTTGCTTTCTTTGGAGAATTAAAACTTCGTTGTTCTCCAGCATAAATTGACTTTTCTTTTATTGCATCAGCATCGTAGTGATACTTTTGCGATTTGCTTAACAAAAATATGTATTCATGCGCCTTGGTGCATCGGTCTTGCACCGATTCAGGCATCGGGTTTGGCTTGTGCCAGATGATGTCCTGACGCAAATACCAGCCATCGGCGCGGAGGGCAAACGCCATCATCCAAGGGATGCCAATAAGGTCTTTGGGTTTTATTCCGTCAACTTTAATTGCTTTGCCTCCACGCCCTTCTGCCGCCTCTTTGGACATGATGTTGGGTTTTGTGCCTTGACCGCCTGACCCGTTGTAACTGTCGCCAATGTTTAGCCACAAAGTCCCATCGTCCTCCAGCACATTCCAAACGCATCGGAATACCTCGACCATTGCCTTGATGTATTCCTCTGGCGTTTCTTCAAGGCCAATCTGCCCCTCATGCCCGTAATCCCGCAAGCCGTAGTACGGAGGGCTAGTCACACAAGTTTGTGCTTTAACGCCTTCTTCTGCCCATTTACGCATCGTTTCACGGCAATCACCAAATTCAATTTTATTCATGCTAATTTTCTCCGCAATGCCGCCAATCTTTCCAATGTTTCCAATGATGGTGGTGCGGCTTTTTTATCGTCTTCAAAAATGCGCTTCAAAGCAGCATCTTGATTTGGGGGGGGAGGTGTAGTGGTCAGCACAACATCAAACTTGTTTATTTTGGGTGCTGACTGCCTGCGAACCCAATTACGCCATGTAGGTGTCCATGCCAACTTAACGCCTTTTTGACCAGGCTGTGCTGTCCAGTAATCCACAAACTCAGCAAACACCTTTTTGGGGTTTAGGTCTGGTCGTTCCTGTTTGCAGAAAGCAATCCATTCTTCATCCAAAACAAAGTCAAATGGCAGGCGGGAACCGCGCTGCTGTTCTTTCTTTGGTTTATGGTTAATGGTTATTGGTTTATGGTTAGTGGTTAGTTGAACGTCTGTTGAACTGTTGTTGAAGACATGTTGAACGTCTGTTGAACTCTTGTTCTTCCTTTGTTCAGCAGATGCCTTACCAGCATTTGATTTCTTGTTCAAAAACTGGCGGTAGTCTTCAATTTCTTTGTCGCAACGGGTGTGATGCCATCCGTTTTCTGCAAGCCAAAAGAAAGATTCCAAAAGCATTTCCGTTTCTTCTACGGTTGCACCTATTTGAAAAGCCAAGACTTTTGCATCGGGTTTAAGTGGTTTCTCACTGTCATAGTACATCCATAGCAAACGCAAATAACCCATCGCTTGAGTGTCTGACAATCGTGCAGTGGCTTTAATAAAGTCACCAATGTGATGCTGGTAATAGTGCATCATGGCCTCCAGTCGGCAAAGCCATGCACCTGTAAAACAAGAAATCTTTCCGTGTGACAGTCTTTTGCAAGCCGTGTAGCTTCTTTTAATGCCGCATCAAATGAGTCGTGATAGCATGAAAATTTAAACGATCTAACTGATCTGGCTTGTCGCATAACAACAAACTTTTGCGAGATGTCTTCAAGAGGGGTGTCGCCAATGAATTTTGGCTTTTTGAGGGTGAGTGTTGCCACTTTTTAACCTTACGTTAGTTGGTTGCCGTTACTAAAACACTGATGGCAGGACGGTAACGAATCGTCTTTTCGGGAGCTACCCTAGCCGTGTTTCAAACAATCTTACTTGATAAACCACTCTGGACGCAACAGCTTTAGCTGCCAAATTCTTGCCTGGGGTATCGTCTCCCACAGCCATACAGCGCCCCTGCTGATGCCTAAAAGCCTGGCTAGATTTGCCTGTGAGCCTGCTAATTTGATTGCTTGTTGTTTTGTCATCATCCGCTAAGTATAGCCCGTTAGACAGAAAAACAACAAATAACATTTTTTTTGTGGGGTTTTGATTGTATTGTCTATTTTGCTATACAATACACCTACGCCCTGAACTTCTTGGGGTCTTTTAAGAAAGCAAATTATGAAATACAAACTCAATGTGGCCCGTGATGTAGACACTGACGAACCAGATGTTTTCATCTTAAATTTGCCGGGGGGTTGGAGAACCACCAATGACCCAATGGCTTTGTGCCACACCTACGCATATGACTCTATGAAGGAATTGCGTGAAGACATCAAGCACTCGGTTGTACCTTGCGATTGCGATGGTTGCAAGCGAATGATTGCTAAAGGCAAATAAACCAAACGGGGCTTCGGCCCCTAGAAAGACAAATTATGAAAGACAAAATCCTTGACGTTTTAGCCGCAGTTGCCATTGGCACTGTGTTTGCAATCTTGCTTGCCTGGAGAGGTTAATGAAACTTCAATTACATAATGTTGTAAAAATTACAGCAAATTCAGTTGCAGAATTTACACGCAAAAATGGTTTAGCAACGTCTCATGAATTTAAAACACGCACATTTATCATTGAAGATAACAAAGGCCAAAAGTTTGAAATTTATGTTTTTGCAGAACTTGATGTGGATTTGACTTGTGAAAACCTCAACACTTAAACGCGCAAGAGAACTCTGGTGTAACCAGTTTACGCCAGTGCATACCCAACGCCACAACATCCGCGCATGGATCAAATCTATTAAATATCTCGGTGAACATCACTTGTTAGCCAAACAGATTATGAAAGTCAAATTATGAAAAACATTGCCACTGCATTAGTAAAAGCACAAATGGCTTTTGGGCCTGCTTTAAAGACCGCTACGAACCCGCATTTCCGTTCACGCTACGCTGACCTGTCCGCTTGCGTTGAGGCCGTTATGGACGGTTTAAACCGCAACGGTATAGCCATGATTCAGCAGTGTTCAGAGTCGGATACCGGAGTAATCGTAGAAACCGTGTTTATTCACGAATCTGGTGAGATGCTTAATTGCGGAAAACTCCATGTCCCCGCTGTTAAGCACGATCCCCAAGGTTACGGATCTGCTTTGACTTACGCTCGCCGCTACTCGTTAATGGCTGCTTGCGGTATCGCCCCAGAAGACGATGATGGAAACGCCGCCAGCCGCAAGACGGAGATTAAGAAGTCCGAGGTTGACGAATCCAAAATGGCTGACCTGTTGGCGGCAATCGAGGCCACCACTACAGAGGAAGATTTAAAGAAGGCTTACGTTGGAGCCTACGCTTACGCTAATGGCGAACCAACATGGCAGAAACGAGTTATTGCCATTAAAGACAAAATGAAAGGAAAACTGTAATGGAACAAAGATCACCAGAATGGTTTGCCGCCCGATTGGGCAAAGTAACCGCCTCACGGGTAGCTGACGTTATCGCCAAGACCAAAACAGGTTATAGCGCCAGCCGTGACAACTACATGGCCCAACTGGTCTGCGAACGAATGACCGGAACGCAAGGGGAAAGCTACACAAATGCGGCTATGCAGTGGGGTACAGATCAAGAACCGTTAGCCAGGGCCGCATACGAGGCGATTAAAGACGTTTTAGTGGCTGAGACAGGCTTTGTCATCCACCCAAGGATTCAAGAGGCTGGAGCGTCCCCTGATGGCCTTGTGGGTATATTTGGCTTGATCGAGATCAAATGTCCTAATACGGCGACACACATTGAGACTATCTTGAGCGACAAAGTGCCTGGCAAGTACATTACTCAGATGCAATGGCAAATGGCGTGTACCGAAAGAGATTGGTGCGACTTTGTTAGTTTTGACCCTAGAATGCCTGAAGGACTCCAATTATTTATTAAACGGGTTGAATTCGACCCTATTTATGTAAAAATGCTGGAATATGAAATCCAAGAGTTTTTAGATGAGCTAGAAACAAAAATTAAGAATCTAAATGAAAGAAAACATGGCAAAACTGCTTAAAGAAATTTCCGTTATCACTGGCAAATACACAAATGCACAGGGTCAGGAAAAGAACCGCTACACCCGTATCGGCTCCATCATTGACACAAAAAACGGTGAAATGCTCAAAATTGACGTTACTCCGGTGATGGAGGGCGGTTGGTCTGGATGGGCTTATGTAAACGAACCGCGAGAAAAAGATACTCCAAAAGACGATTCCGATATAAACTTCTAAACATGGCCTGACCCACACTCCGGGTAAAAGGGGGCGCTGGCATACCGTCCTATCAGGTCAACGTATGCCACTTTTAAGGACAAATTATGAAACTATCAGACATTTTTGGCGGTCACCCTTTGAACTTATTTCCACGAGTTCGCAAAGATGACCCAATGACAAGTTATGAAGCATCCGACAAAGTTGATTTTGCGGGTCAACATTTTGACATCATTTTGGGCTGCTTAACAAAGCATGGCCCACTTGGCAAAGACGGGATTGCTAACAAGACAAATCTTGAAGGCAACCAGATCGCCAGGCGGCTTTCAGAAATGCAAAAACTGCATTTTATCGAACCCACGGGCCAGACCGTTAAATCAAACGCTGGACGCTCTGAGCGTGAGTGGAAATTAAAACAATAAGTTATGCCGACAAAACTTCAAGGGCGGTATTAATATGAGCGACTCTATCGTCAAGCCCAATAATGCCGCCATTGATTTTTTTTGTCATGCCAACATAGTCTTTGGCATCAGCTTCTTTGTTTAAGTTCCGTTTGTTCCAGAACCAACCCGCTGTTAGGGCCGCGTATTTGGGGATAGAAACAAGGTCAGGGCTGTGCATAAAATCTACATTTAAAGCGTCTCCAGCCAACGTGTAGGAGTCTTTTCCCGTCAACTGGATGCAACCCCGCCCAATGTACAAAGCACCATCACCTTCCTCATTGTTGCCCATTCGACCAGAATAAACCTTGTCGGCGATCATGTCGGGGTTTCTGTGGAAAGGTTGAGCAGCTTCTAATGAAGGAAAACGACTAGGCCATACCTTGCATAACCGTTCTGCGCTGTAGTTCAAGTTCTCACGCAAAACTTTAAAACCACCAGATTCATGCGAACACTGCCCGATAAACGCAGCCATCCGCAAGGGGGTGTTAATGTCGTACCGTTGAAATGTGTCGTTTAAAGGCTCTAACCATTCGGAGTCGATTTTTAACTTTGCCAGTTGTTCAACAGTAATCATTTTGTTGGTGTAGATTGGTGAAGAAGATCGTCTTTGGCCTGTGAGCCTGCGCTGCTGCCAAAGTAAAACGCAATGATGCCTGTCCAAGCAGTGCCAAGGGAGCCAAGCATAATGTCAATCTGAGGCGCGTGTTCAATTTGACCAAACATCAAACCAAACAAAATGCCAAAAAATCCAAGGGTTACGCCAATTGCAAGCGTGGGCGGCAAATAACTCTTGGTTGCAACTTGCATATCACGGGCAGATTTGCGGTCTTCATTGCCCAACTTGGCAAAGTCAAGACCCATCTCTTTTGCCCTAGCAGCCATTTGTATCTCAGCCTGCTTAATGGACATTATCTGGTCAGCAGATAACTTGCCCTCACTGATCGTGGACTGAACGTCCTTGGGGTCAATACCAATTGCTTTACTGACAGCTTCAATCGCCAGTCCAGCAAGAGGGCCACCTAGCGCAGTGGCTATGGTGGGCGCGATAGTTTTTAACCAATCCATTATTTTCCTTTCAGTCGTTCGTAAATGAGAGCTATGTCTTGCCTGTTATTTGCAATGTCATCACGATTTTTTTGAATTTCTTTTTCTAAATCTTGGCGTAGTTTTTCACGGGCAAGCTCGGCCCCTGAGTTTGGTGATTGCCTATTGTCTGATGTAACAACAAGGCTGATTTTGCTGTTCAGAATGGTCACTTCATGCGCTAAATTTGACAAAGCAGACATTAAATAAACGACGCACGAAAACAGCAATGGCAACAAAGCAAACGTGATTTTTTCTATCAAAGCGCCTTTGTCATCCATGTCAATTCCTCAACTAGAGCGTTCGGGTTATTTGTCTTGTTTGGTGTCTAACTTGTCAAAAATCTTGCCAAGCATTTCCTTTATTTCTCGGATGTCATCTCTGTTGTCATCACGGGTCACATAGGTCTTTGGAAGTTCCTCCCTCAGTTTAGCCAGGTCAGATTTCAATTCTTTTACAGCAGACCACATTTCTCTTGCAAACCAACCTGCAATAGTAAAGGCAAGCCCAGCCGCCGAGTTAATGAGCGACTGATATTCCATTTACGCGCTCCAAGGAACGCCAGTCTCTTGCACAGGGTTGATCTGTGCATCAATTTGGCCTTGCAAGCTAGCTTCTACCGTGTCTTTACCAAGCGCATTTTGAACCCAACCAACCACAATGGCTTCGGTCAGGTCAGCGTAGGGGACGAATGTTTCACCGGGCTGCTGTGTGTAGCCTACAGTGCCGTAGGTTGAGGCGTTGTAAGTGCCATCCACTGCGTTGACAATGTAATGCACTGTGACGACAAAGCCGTCAGAGGTCAGGCGATCCATTTGGGGGATAGACCAAGTAAATGTAGTCATGCTTTTCCTTTAAGTTGATTCAAGTGCCGTGAGGCGTTTGCGTAATGATTGAATTTCAGCAACAAGGTCAGCAATAACCTCAGAGCTACTTGCTTGCATTGCTTGATAGATTGGCTTGCCATCAATATCTACAGCGTCTTTTAATCCACTTACGCTGTTTGCATATATCTCTTGGAATTTATGCGCCAAGAAACCACGAGTGCGCTTTCCATCTTCTTTCCATTCGTACTCGATAGGTTCAAGTGCGTCAATGCGAGTGCCAGAATCAACAATAGACCCAACAACTGTTTTTAAACGATAATCAGATGTGGCGTTGTAAAGTGTCGCAGCACCACTTGAAGTAATTGTTCCAGCACTAACTGCTGCTGAACCATTATCAGTATAAAAAGTTATATGAGTTCCACTGGTTACGTTTAATCCCAATGCAGTATTTCCGCTTGCTCCACGAATGTTAGAGCCGCCTCCAGCATTTATAAAATTACCATTAACACGGGTTCCAACAGGATTTGTACTCGTAGTCCCCACCAGCAAATTCCCACTGGCATCCAGCGTCATCGCCTGAGTAAACGTGATGGCACTTCCCGCTGTACTTGATGCCGCTGTATTCCAATAATGTGCTCCACTACCTTGCTGATATGAACTTGCTGCGTATGCACCAACACGCTTATAACCAGCGTTGTAATATACGTTCGCAGCAATGTTTACGTTGTCAGCGCTAGCATAAAGACTCATGCCACCAGCAGGGCCAATTTGTTGCGCTGTAAAAGTTGCCCAAGCACTCGGAGTAACACCCAGTCCAAGGTTACCGGAGGAGTCAATACGGGCACGTTCTGTGGCAATAGAAGGATTTCCAGAATAACCGTTAAAAGCAATGTAGCCACTAGCCAAACCGTCTGAAGGCTTGCCGCTTTCCAGTATTAAGTTTCCACCAGTGGTAACAGAGCCTGTTGATACAGTTTGTCCAGCACGAAGTGTTAAATTTCCGTTTGTTCCAGCGCCAGAACCACCGCCAGCAACAACTGTTAAATCGCCACCATTAGCACTGCCGCTGTTGGCAGAATTACCAACAACTGAGTATGCTGTTCCAGCGACTCCACCTGCGGGTGTAGCACCAAGTGAAATGCTGCCAGCAACTGTAAGAGTGGTTCGTGCTGTCGTAGTACCCACCAGCAAATTCCCACTGGCATCAAGCGTCATTGCTTGGGTGAAAGTAATGGCGTTGCCTGCTGTGCCAGAAGGTGCGTTGTACCAATAATGAGTTCCACCGTTTTGGCTGTAATAAGACGCTGCGGCATTGACAATGTATTTCCAGCCAGAGTTGTAATAAGCGTTTGAAGTAAAGTTTGAATCGCCAGATGTGACGCTTGAAAAAATACTTGAATTACCAACTTGTAAAGCCTTGTAGTTTGCCAAACTCCAAGAAGCAAGGGTAACGCCCACACCCAAGTTAGTCCCATCAAATTGCAACGCAGAACCAGTAGTCAATGCACTTGAAGACGATGCGTAGACAACACCGTTAGCAGTGAAGGATGTTAGCCCTGTGCCGCCGTTTGTGGTGGCAAGTGTGCCTGCAAGGGTCACCGCGCCTGTTGTGGCTGTGGATGGTGTAAAGCCCGTAGAACCCGCACTAAACGATGCAACGCTTGAGGCTGATGGGTTGAGCAACTGGAATCGAGTTCCATCGTATTCAATCAAATAAATTCGACCACTTACAATGTCGCCCGCAGCTAACGCTGTTGAGCCTAGTTTTGTAATGCTCTTAGCGCCCAAACTGTTTAGGTTAATTGTGGCTGCGCCCGTGTTTGTGTTTGCTGCAACGAACGAAAACAAGTTACCTGTTGCATAAGCACCTAAGGCAGGCGACAAA